AAAGTCTTAATTTATTGTTTTTTAGCTCATAAGAATAATGAGAGGTTCTTGTAAAGATAGAATCCTCATACATAATGGCTTGCATCTTGTTCTGCCATGTGGGGATAACCTCAAATGTCGAATCATCTGCAAACTGTCCATATGTTGAGCCGTTGCCAACAACACCGATCCCGCCATAGTAGCCATAGAACCTCCACATTGCGCGTGGGGACTTATAGAAGACTTTGGTAACAAAGATCCTTTTTCCTGCGACTGAGCCTGAGTATTCTACGCTCCTGCCTTCGTGATCGACTCCCGAAATGGAAGCGCTCTGAACAATCTGTTGCAGATCGTAATCTTGTTTGCTTTGCTCTGGTTTAAAGGAGGCAGAGTATATTGTGGTAGTTCCACCTAAATTGCCCAATGTTGCCAAGCCATCTCCGACGCGCTGTGCGTATGAGGCTTGAAATCTTGGAAATTTCATGTTGGTAGCAGAGCCAGACTTTATCTCGCCCTTATGGTCAAACGTACCAGTAACATCACCTAAAGAATCACCCAAGGCGTTCTTACTCTGATGTAGGTTGATCATGTATGAATATTCTAGTACTGCTTCTTCATATGCAGAGTAGACATTCGCTGGTGTAAGCTCGATGTCAACTACGTCACCGCCAAGCTTCTTATATACATAATTAACTTGAAGGGATGCACCACTCAAAAAGTCGACTGAGGCCGTGTAAATACCAAATGGAACGGCGGAAGCAACGTTTGCTGCCGAACCTGTCGAGGTGAGTATGACGGCGCTAGTTGTTGATTTAGGATTAAGGTTTGCTGGCATTAAAAAAACTCCTACATCTTAAGTAGTAATCTCGCAAACAAAACCCCGACCATAATCACAGCCAGCTAATAAACAACAGCTAATTTTTTGCAGTTGTACTAGTAGTTTTTCTTTTTGTTATGCTTTTTCTTTTTGTAGCGCTGGTAGCAGCCTTCTTCTTTGCTGGTGCTTTTTTCTTAACTATGGTGCTTTTGGCAGCTTGTGTTGGGGCTGCAGTAGTTACAGTTTCAGTTACCACCGGTGTAGGTGCTTCGGCTACAACTGGCTCCGACGCTGGTGTTGCCTCAATAACGACTTTCTTTATTTCATCTTGGGTCTTAAGGACCTCGGTTTCAATAGTTTCTATCTTCTTGGCAATAATATTTAAGTCATCGTTGACTTTTGGTACCGGTACCGTGTTTACAACCTTGTACCTTGGGTGGGCACTAAACTTGTTTCCAAACTTGCCTTTAGCAGACAACAATCTTCTCTTTTTTCCCATGGGGAACTCCTATATAACACTATAAATAGTTACAACTCATGCAAAAATCTCAAAAATTTGCCGGGGAAAAAATTTGATAAATTCACATTTTCAACAAAAACCCCCCAACCCATAAGGGAAGGGGGGAAAATTTGTGATAAGCAAAAACTTAAATTATTATTTTATTGACTTACTCCATTGTTAAGTCAATAAGAGCGTATTCAGTTGAAGCGTTGACTTGCATAACTTCACCAACAGATCTGGCAACACGTTGCGCAGCACTATCAGCGGCTCTAGCAATAACTGCTCCAGCGGTACCACTACTAATTGTAGCACACACAGAATCACCGATAACGACAGTTCCGGAGACAAGAACAGCAGCAGGGCCGCTTACTTGGTTCCAGAAGTAGTGAGATGCGGTAACAGCAACTGGTGGAACACCAACAGTTTGCCCTGTCAACGGGGTAGTGCCTGGTGCAACAATAACCTTTTCGTATTTGCTATGTGATAAAGAAACTTGTGAAGTTCCGCTAGCTACAAGAGCAATAACGACCGGATCATGAAGTGTCATGACACAGTTTGGCGAGGTACTGTGATCGTGCGCAGGGTGGGACTTGATCTTATAACAGTGTCCTTCGCCTGTCCCATCGTTCACGTATAAATATCCACCTGCATATTCATTCTCTACAATGTCTGTTTCGGCTGTGATGATGGTAACCGTAGTATCACCAATCGCAGCAGCGAGACAGTTGAGGTTAAGGTGGTTACTAGCATGCGCTTTGTTACGAGTACAAGTTAACTTGCCAGCAGCAAGTCCGGAACCACCGGCTCTACAATAACGGAATGTTCTGTCATTGTACTTCAATATTGATCCCAAAGGAAACAATTCAGAAGCACCTGCAGAAAACGGATTAACCGTTGTACCATCTGCGCCTTTAGCATTTCTACCGACAACCAAAGTGGTGTCTGCCTGGGTGCTAGCCCCAGTATCTGCCGTGTAACCGGCTTTTCTTCTCAAAATACCATTAAGTATATTACTGCTAGTTAAATTGAGATCTCTTTTTAAGTTCTCTATTAGGGCTTGGGTTCTTGCCAAGCCTACTCTTTTACTTCCCATAGTTTAAAACCCTCCATTTATAATCATGTTTAAAAACATTATGGTAAACCTTTCGGTTCACGTATAAATAGTCCCGCACAAACGAAAGCCCCCTTCAAAAGAAGGAGGCTTTACATTTTAATTGACTACTATGGTTTAGCTAGTTGCGCCAGCTTCGCCGAGGAGTCCGCGGACTACAACAAGTCCGTACATATCAGGACGCACCATCTTCTTCGCGTAACGAGTCATCACACCCTTGCGAGGTACGAAGTCTTCTGGTCCGAAGATTGTTGGTGTGGTCTGCAGTGGGACGTATGGAGCGTACACGTATCCGCTTTCAAGGAAAGAGGAACCGCGACGACCAACGAGGATCACATTGCGGAGGAAGTACGGGTCAACAATGACGTCGAACTTCTTGCTCAGAGCACCAACCTTCACAGCGCCGACAGAACCGGTCTCATCGTCATGGGTGACGGAAGCACGGAATCCAGCAGTGAACTCAAGGATGTTAGCAACTTCAGGTCCGCAGACGAGGAAGTTAGCTCCACCACGCAGAGTCTTGCGGTGAATAGCAGCCGAGACATCATTAACAGTCTCAACAAGGGTCTCATACCACTCAGACACAGTACCGGTGAAGTCGGGAGCAGCCGAAGATGCGCCGATTTCTTGACCAGTTCCCTTGTCGACAAACAAGCCGGGGGAACGAGACCAGTAAAGAGTGCTAGCTTGTGCACCGTTAATGAGGTCACCAAGGATCTCACGGTCAATCTCAAGAGCAATTTGCTCAGAGAGAATGCTAGTCAACTCAACCTCAGCATCAAGGTTGTGGTAGGCGTTAAGGTCTTGACCTAACTCCGGAGTCCACTTAGCCTTAAGCTTCTTGGTCTGTGCGGTAACAGCGATGCTGTCGACCTTGATGTCAATCTCAGGGATCAACTCGGAACCTTCAAGTCCCCACTCAGTTTGCCCAACAACCGAACCAATAGCACCACCAGCGGCGATATCATCGATCTGTGGGGCACTCATGGAGAGGAACTGATTTGAACCACCCCAAATACTTGGTGAAGATGTATCAGTGGTAACGAATACCAAGTGAAGCCCACCATCACCACGTCCGGCAGCAAGACCATTACTACCAGTAGTTACATTCGTCAAACGACGAATTTGCTGTGTGGTAGCTGCGGTAATGCCGGTGTCAGCAAGTACTGCTGAGAGTGACGCGATGGAACAGGAAATTGCACCAAGGTTGTTATAGTCAAGCTGAGAGCCTGCGCCAGAACTTTGAATTGTGCTCTTGGGGACTTCGATATCGATAACATAGTGAGCTGCGCCACTAAGAGCCATCAAGTCTGGATCGTATTCAATCAACTTGTTCTGTGCGTGAGTACCATTTCCAATAAGGAACCCGCGTGCAACCATACCACTTGCGGTAACGTTGAACGAAGCAGTTGGAGAGCCGTACGCGTAACCGCGTGCGCCAACAGTACGAGGACCAGAAAGGTCTTCACCCTTGGAACCAACCAAGTTCACGCCACCAGTCACCTCGGCACCAACACGATCGGTACCATAAATGGACCTATCAGCTTGGTTACCAAAACGATCGGTAAGCGAACCATCGCTTCCAAGGTTCGGGGAATACACGAAGTCAAGGAAGAAAATCAGACCCGAGGGTAAGCTCATGGGCTGAACAGAGACAAGATCGTTTGCGATCAAGCCTGCGAATACACGACGTACGATGGGGAACGCGACGGCTGCAAAGCCCTCAACATCTCCAGCGTTCATGCTGCTGCTCTCGCGAAGCAGTTCTTTTGCTTGGTTTTCAAGCAAGCGAGCCATAGCTCCCTTCTGACGGTCTTTTGTAAGACCCTCAAGAAGACCGGTCTTCTCCAAGAAGAGCATGGCTCTCGGCGCGCATATCACGATTGACAACTCCTTCGGTCAATCTTTCGATAATACTAGACATTTTAAATCACCTCCTTTTTTTTATAAATTATGATTATTTTATTCCAGCTAAACGACGCATCCTATCGGAGAATACATCGTTGGGTTTTGACGACTCTTGACGAGTCGCGCGGATAACAGAGGCCTTATGACCGATTGCTTCGCTAAGTGATTGTGGGCGTCGTTGTGGCTTCGCCTCCACTGTGCTCTGAAGCGTCTCAAAAATGGTTTTGGCTTCTGCGACCGAACCGGCGGTGGAAATCGCTTCGACAATCTTTTCTTTTTGTCGCTCATTAAGGGAGGTATTTCTTAAAACACGGTTCGTGTATAATAAACGTGCATTGGAGAGATTAACCTCATAAAG